TAGAAATTCAATCAATCAATCAATCTCTGTTGTCTGTAATTTAACCCAATTCGATGGCACCTAATTCAGCTGACCGTCGGGCGAAGATGGCCAAGGCCGTGGGGTCTGCCGTGGTGAAAGCCACTGGTATAATACCATTCCCGTCTCTTGGCATCCTAGCCTCCGTCCTGACACTCCCATTCATACCATCTAGTGTGCGTGGGTTTGTTGGCGAGTCGTACAATAAGTTGTTCGGCCCGCCCACCTTTGAGTCGGTGGTCAACAACGCCGCCTCAAAGCATGTCCCACGGATTGCACCCTTTGTTGCAATTTTCGCAGCTTTGAGTTTGACTCAGCTTGCGCAAGGCGTTAAGATCTTTAAGACCTTAGTTGCCTTGACCAGAGGATCACCTGGTGTGGCATCCGAGCAGCGGTTTCAATACCGGGATAACCACCACCAGAAGCGTCATATCCCCTGGAGTCTGTTCATCACCATCCTCAGTTTGGTTTCCCTGAGATTTGGAAGGGTGTCCAGATATCAAGCTAGATATAAAACGCCCAGATATTGGGGTCTAGCCATACTCCTGACCCAACTCATTAAATGGTTTGCCATGTTTGAGTGGTCAAGGAGGAAAACACCAATTGGAGCGGCCTTAGCGACCAAGCTTATTAGCTCCAGTTTGAGTAGTGGCGTTCTCAGCTCGTCCCAACAGCGCCAAGTCTTTGTCGACACGCCATTAGTCCGAGCTGGTCCTACACAAAACCACACTCATGGTCAGAGCGCTTCTGACCGCAACGCGGGTGGGACAACTGCCGCGTTAGCAGCCCGATCTTTGGGCCTCGAGCCGTACTTTATCCAGCAATCACTTGCGGACATAAGGAAAGCTCGTGATGGAGACCGTTCGTTTCATTGGGCGAAGGACATAGCGGTCCCGCCCCGCGGTTTCCATTTCGACCCTAGCACCCAAGCTGCTGTGCTGGTCGATGTCGATTATTATATCGACATGCCCAACTTGTTGGCACGGTTCCCTGGCACGTACTTTGTTGCAACGTTCCAGCCGACCGAGACCGCTGTTGGGACCGGGGAGTACACCTTCCGATTTCAACCCGATGGTAGCGTTCTATATCGGGTTAGTGGTGGAGCAGAATATGAACACCACATTTGGGATTATCGAGGTGATACTCTGATGGTGCAGTCAAACGATTTGTTGACTAAGGCCATCGTTGCATACCATATAGACCGGAAAAAGATCGACGACCACCATGTGTTGATCATGCTCTCGGTGATTGGTGTGTTTCAAGCACCAACTTTCTTGCCGACGCCCCTGATACTTGAGGGGCGCCCCCTGGAGAGGTTGAGGCCAGTGTTTGATGATTTCGTTGTTCTTGACGTGATCCAACCTGATGGCCTGTACCGGAGTGTGTCTCGTGTTGGCGAACACATTGCCGTTACCATGCCCAAGACGCGGTTTGATGCGGTACATAATGTAGCGTGCATTGCCAAGGTGCCTATCACCCCGGCGATGGTGGCTAGCAATATCGCACCTGCCGATCCGGCCGGTCTTCCGACCGAACGCCTGCCCCCCGGGCACGCGGCTGTCTTGGCTGGCTATTTGCGGGCGGGAGTACCACGCACCCCACCAGTCGTGTACCCGCCCAGCTATGGCTATGTCCCGATTTATTTCGGGAAGCATGATTACGATGCCCCCGTGCCATTAGCAGCGTTCGGTAGTCCCCTAATCGGACCCTGTTATGGATTCGCTGTCAGCATTGCATCAGACGAGAGATGTATTGCTGGCCGCGTAGAGGCTTTCGTACGACAGCCTTGCCTTATGCAGATGCCCCCAAAGCTGGCATCGTATATGGTGGAGTTTGTCGAGAGGTTGATCCCCGTTCCACACAGGGGACATCCTCTGGGCCTTGATGAAATTTACGAGCATCAAGATCGCCCGAGCCAGCGTGTATTGCTGGACGAAGCACATGTGTCCGGACCTTGGTATAAGCGTATGTGGAAAACCTTTAATAAGAAGGAGACCTACGTTAAACCAACTGATCCTCGGAACATTTCAACTGCGACGCCTCAAGCGAAGCTTGCCTACAGCAGCTTCCTGTATGCGTTCCACGCTGTGGTCATGTCCAACGTGGAATGGTACGCATTTAACAAGACTCCTGTTGAGTGCGCCGCCAGAGTGACTCAGATACTGCACAATGCTAGCCATGCCGCCGCATGCGACGCAAGTCGATTCGACGGCCATATTAAGTGGCTGGCCCGGGTGTTTGAGCGTCTCGTCATGCTCCGCTTCTTTGCGCGTGAGCATCACTCTGAACTCAATGAGAGACTGGACGAACAGGTAGGATTGCCTGGCGTCACCTCGGAGGGGCGTAAATACGCCTCAGGATACACCCGAGCCTCCGGATCTGCGGAGACATCGGACTTGAACTCCGTTGAAACAGCCTTTATTGCGTACTGCGGTTGGCGAGAAACCACCGTGAAGGGAGTCCGACTCACTCCAGACCAGGCTTGGGCCAGTCTGGGAGTCTACGGAGGAGACGATAGTCTTGATGGCGCCATCAACCCTGAAGCCCTGATGAAGAGTGCTAAGTTGATGGGACAGTCCTACAAGATGAAGGTCATCCCGCGTGGTGAGGTCGGCGTCGAGTTCCTTAACCGACAGTTCGGCCCGGACGTGTGGACTGGCGACGTCAACTCCATGTCCAACCCATCCAGATTGTTGTCAAAGCTCTGGGTTGGCCCTGCACACCTCAAGAATCCTCTTGAGCGTTTCGCCGAACGTGCTTCTGGGTACTACCGCATGGACCGCGGGTCTCCAGTTATCGGCGAGATAGTGCTCCTCTCTCACGAGCTTTTGGGTGAGAGGGCGGATGGTGTTCTCGCGCCATGGGATGGCAGGTTTGGCCTGACCACTAACTGGCCCAACGAGGACTCCGGATGGATGGTTGATATCTTCAACAAGTTCGTTCCCGACTTTGATTGGGAACGATTTCGTTGTTGGATAGCCTCTGTCCGTCTTAGTTCCGATTCGGCCCAGCTGTTGCATGCCCCATTGTGCACTGCACCAACTGAGCTTCCTGTGCCAGACGTGTCGTGTGTTCTCGACGACCGTCTGGCGCAGGTGATCCCCAAGGAGGAGCTCGAGGTAGTTGTGCCCGAGCTTAGCCCTGAAGATCTGGCTGTGCCCCTCCCGGAAGGCGTGGCCGAGGCGGTTGTCCTCGTCCCAGTTCTTGCTAAGTCTGGCCTAAAACAGGTGAAGGCCAAACCCAAAGTAGCAAAACCGACCAAACAACAAGTCCCTGAGGAGTTGAGAAAACCCGAAGAGACGCACGTTCTTAAGTCTGGCCAATGGGTCACTAAGGACGTGTTTATGAAGTGCCCCGATTTATGGTGTGTCCCAAAATACACCGGTGACCGCTTGACCAAATGGCGAGCTTGGCAGCAGGAGTGCGCCAAGAAGGCCGGGGTCAAGCTGGACCAATAGAGGGCCATTTAGTCCGAGAGCACACTCTGACAGAAAACTACAAAGCTTGTGGGTGTTGGTGGGAGGGACGCCTCCCATGCTCATTCGAAATCATTTTCAATTCTCAATTAAATTCTCAATTCGCGACAAAATCCGATAGCCCAAGCGAGTTCCGATACTTTCATCAAGTTCAGAGATTGCCGATGATTCGTCAACCCAATGCCCAACAACGCCCCACAAAGGCTCAGCGTGCTGCCCAGTCTGCTAGAGACAAGGCGGCCAATCGCGCTAGTGGTATGCCACAGCGCGTGTCCAATGGAGCGCCTCCGCGCGCTCCTCCTCGACGACAGCGAAATCGTGGTGGACGACTTCCCAGAGCTCAAGGATCTGGAGGAGTGCCACCTATTGCTGGTTTCTTTGCCCCTGTTGCCGAGGGAACAATAATGAAGTCTGTGAAGCCTGTGTTTTTCAGGAACAACTTCAATACTCAGCGGATTATCCACCGCGAGAAGGTGGCCAAATTGACCACTCCTGGCACCGGAACCTTTACGGTGCTTGGCACGTTCCCATTGAACCCGGGGCTGTCCACTTTTGCCCCGTGGATTGCGAACGAAGCCCAAGGTTGGGAGTATTATCGCTTCAACCGAGTGCGGTACATCTGGGTCCCTACCTCAGGTACCGCCGTGGCCGGCAACATCATAATGGCTCCTGATTATGATGCTTCCGATGCCGCACCAGTCGGTGAGACTTTTATGTCCGCCTACACCGACTGCGAGGAGGCCAATGTGTGGGCTCGGTTTGCCGCCGAGCTCACGCCTGACCTCCTCAATGCCCAAGACCGAAGAAAATTGGTCCGGCTTGGGGCCTTGTCAGCGAATCAGGACATCAAATTGTATGATTCGGGCAACTTCTTCGTCGTTTCGGCTGACGATGCGGTTGCCAATTCTGGCAAGCTCTGGGTGGAGTACGATGTGGAGTTCTATGACCCACAGACCCCGCCCGGCGGGTTCCAGGGTGTTGGCACGTTGTACAACGTCAACTCTCTTGGCACCCTCTCCACAACCAACCCCTGGGGCATTTCGGCCGCCCCTCAGGCGACCGGCCCCATCACCTTGTCAGCGGCTGCTGCAGTCATGACAATTGGTGGTGTTCAGGTTGGCCAGGAGATCAGCGTGTCTAGTGAAATCAACGGCTCAGTCATTACTGTCGTTGATTATACCACGCTGACTGGCATGACTGCAAAGACCGCAGATGCGCCCAGTTGTATAAACGCTGGACAAACCGCGTCGGTGATCTTTGCATCATACCTAGTGACCGCCCCTAATCCGACGATCACTCTGGCTATCACGGCTACAACCGTGACTGCCAATTATACTGTGGTGGCTGTTCTTGCCCCACAGCCCACGTTTTAAACGTGGGGTCTTAAATAACCCTCATTTTTCGATACGTG